GTTTTTGTATCTGCATCCATGTGCAGAAGAAAGATTTACCATTTTCACCTTTTTCGTCAAAAACCCAGAATATTTCTCTATCGTTTTCTGGAGTAGGTTTGTTGCAGATTTTATTGTAAATTCTTTTTTGCCAATCATTAAGTTTCACGTTTTTGTGTCTCTTAATGAGTTCAGGATCTATTTGTATTTCTTTGGCATTAAAGATTGTTTGTATTGCAAGCACTTCTTTTAAGCTAGAAGCTTCAGCTTGTATTGCTTTGAAAGCAGTTTCGTGCGAAACAATTCTATTACATAAATCTGATATAGAACCTCTTTCTTTTGATGTTCTGGCATTTTTACGTATCTTCTGTAGTTCTTCAGGAACATTAAAATTCGCTTCCCAGTTGTCTTCTTTTAGGCAATATTGTATGGAGGCAGCCATACTTCTTATTGAACCTAAATGAGGATGAATGTCATTGTAATCAAATACTCTACTGTTTTTGACATCAATTTTATTAGAAAATTCGATGGCTAAATGAGAGTGTTTGTAGGGGTTATCACTATCTGCTTTTTCATGACATGCAATCCATTTGGCAACTGGATAGATTTTATTAATTTTTTTTATAAAGTCTTTGTAATTTATATGAGTTTTAAAAGTGAAAAAAATTCGGGAAGAGTTAATACGAAATTTAGAGGAATCTATGTATTTTGTCGGAATTTTATTAACTTGTTCTTTTTTTTCATTATGTTTTTTAGCGGATTTTTCTATATGTTCTGACTTTTTTCCGTGTTTTTTAGAGGATTTTGACATTCTAAAAATACATGAGATAAAAAATATAAAGTATTTTTAGATGAGTGTAGCATACAGAAGAAGAACTCCTGCAAGACGTCCTTATCAAAGACGTAGAAAGGCGCAACCTATTGTTGTAAAAGAGGAGATTGTGGAGACTGTAGCACCTGTACGTCGTAGACCACAGAGGCGACCACGTCAACAACCTTCACTTTTAAAGACTTTGGTTCCAAAGGGAACCTTTAGTGCAGCTGGAGGTGCATTAGGTTCTATGTTTGGACCAGGTGCAAGTTATGTAGGAGGAAAAATAGGAGAAGTTATATCAAGAGTCACTGGTTTTGGTGATTATCTTATTCAGGAAAATTCGTTGATGAGAGGTGGTTTATCTCCTCCAGAAGTAGTTAATTCTATTAACAGAGGAGGAGTTATAGTTAGACACCGAGAATACATAGGCGATATTAACGCAACTGTTGCATTTACTGTTAGTAATTTCAGTATTAATCCTGGAGTACAAGGAACATTTCCTTGGTTATCTCAGGTTGCGGTTGCCTATGAAGAGTATGAATTTAGAGGTTTGATTTTTGAATTCAAATCTCTATCTTCAGACGCAGTTTTATCTACAGCAACGTCGTCAGCATTAGGTTTTGTTGCTATGGCTACACAATATAATGCTGCAGCGCCTACTTTTCCTGATAAGAAATCTTTAGAAAATTATGAGTACGCTAATTCTGATAAGCCAAGTTGTTCATTTATGCATCCAGTTGAATGTAAACGAAGTTTAAATGTAGATACACATTTGTATATACGTGCTGGTGCAGTTCCAGTAGGACAAGATCAGAAGACATATGATCTTGGAGATTTTCAAATAGCAACTGGTGGTATGCAAGCTGCATCGGGAGTTTGTGGAGAATTATGGGCTACTTATGAAGTAGAACTATTTCATCCAAAGTTTACGATAGCTGGTTCTTTAGAAGCAGACCATTATCAGGTAGTTGCATGGTCTAATGCAAATCCATTAGGTACGATTCAACCAACAAAAACAGCTGCTTCAAATTTAGGAACTTCAATTAATATTATTGGAAATACAATTAATTTTCCAGCAACGGTAACTGATGGTCAATATTTGATCACAGTGAGTTGGAATGGTGGTGCATCAGCTGGTAATGTTTATCCTACACTAGCATTTACAAATTGTGTAGGTCTTTTTAGGTATTTGAACAATACAGCAGGTACATTTAATTCACCTGCTACTGGAACTGCTAATGGTTTAGGTTCCATGAATTTTCAAATACAAATAACATCAGCAAATGCAGTTGTTAAATTTGGAGGTGCACCTGTGTTACCTACTTCGATAGGAACATTAGATATTTTTGTGTTCGAGACAGCCTCGATTGATTAATTTTCTATGACTCAAACGGAGCAATGCCTGTGGTTAGGGGAACCTGTTCCCCGTCATTCCACAGGCCGAGTATAATAATAAGGTCCGTAGGACCTTAATATTATGCGAGCTGCGGAACGTAGTGGAGCTTGGGAGGCCTTGGAGTGAGCGTAGCGAACGGGGCCGGTGATTTAATTAATTTATTACATTATATCATTTTTCTTGTCGTCACTAGCGATGAGAAAAAGTCCGTGTTGTGTCAGTGTTGGCGTAATAAAAGAATGCTTTGGGCTAATGTTACAAAGCATTCTTTTATGAAGCGTATTAGTTTATTTTTCTGATGAGGTTCCTTCATTTTCAGAAGATTCACTTTTAGAAGATGAGTCTATGAAATCTATTATTTCATCTTCATCAAAATCTACTATGATTTTTCTTTCATCTTTCTTTTTTATAGGTTGAATTTCTTCTGATGATTCATTTTTGTATGTTTCATTATCTTTTAGTAGTTGTTTTGTAGATACTTTATTCATAATTTTGTTATGTATGTTGTAAATATGCCATCTGTCTAAACTTAATAGTTTAACTTTTGGTGGCCAATTTGAGAAAACAACTATATGAGGAGGACAAAAAAGTAGGTTTTGACCTTTATATTTTGTACAGGTCAATCTACCATTTTTGAGTGATTCTATTGTAGTATAAATAGAATGACGTTCTTCAAAGTCTCTAGGAAGGTCAATCAGAATAATAGATGGTGCTCTACCATTGGTAGCCATCGTATTTCTAATTACGTCTGAAATATCTCTTACAGAACCAGTGTTATTTAAAACGATTACTTCTGTAGGTTTTTGTATCTGCATCCATGTGCAGAAGAAAGATT